TTTCACCCTGTCGAGCAATTCTTCTTCGCTTTCCATGTTTTTTCCCTCAAAACTGTGTGTTGTGTGTGTTGACATATCCACATCATGCCCGTATGGTCAACCCCGTAGAGAAGAAGAAAAGGAGAGAAGATGAGTATTCTTGCTACTGCGGGAAAACCGCAAAAACGCCCAGTGGCGATCACCATTCTCGGTGACGCGGGCCTCGGTAAGACAAGCCTTGCCGCTACGTTCCCCAAGCCAATCTTTATCCGATCAGAGGACGGGCTTCGGTCTGTGTCTGACGCGATGATGCCCGACGCGTTCCCGCTGATCAAGTCTGTTGAAGACTTGTGGGGCCAGTTGACGGCGTTGATCCGCGAAGAGCATTCGTATGAGACGCTCGTGATCGACACGGTCACCACGTTGGATGCGATCTTCTCGGATTACGTCCTTGAATCCGACCCAAAGAAACCAAAGAGCATCAATCAGGCTCACGGTGGATATGGCGCGGGCAACAACATGATTGCAAGCCTTCACCGCCGTGTACGTAATGCGGCTGGCTTGCTGATGGATCGCGGCATGAACGTGGTGTTTGTGGCCCACGCAGAGACGGTTCGGATTGAGCCGCCAGACGCAAGCCCATACACCAAGTATGCCATGCGGATGAAGGAGCAATCCACCCTGCCGTACACTGACAACGTGGACGCCATCGGCTTCATTCGGCTTGAAACCTACGTGGTTGGCGACGGCGACCTGAAGAAAGCCCACTCTGATGGCACGCGCCAACTTGTGTGCCACGCAATGGCTGCAAACGTCTCAAAGAACCGTTTCGGCATCAACGAGCCAATTACTTTGGAAATCGGGGTCAACCCGTTTGCCCAGTACCTGCCGAAACCCATTAAAGTTAAGAAGGAAGACGTGAAATGAGCGATTTTTGGAAACTGTCAGACAACACTGACCTCAAAGACGAAGAAAGCAACGGCGCGTTTGACGCTGGCGGTGGCAAGATTGAGATCATCCCAGAGGGGACTCAAGCCTTGGCTGCAATCGACGAGGCTAAGTGGGACCGCGCCACAGATGGCGCTAAGTTTATCAGCCTGCGTTGGACCTTGCTGCAGCCTGAAGAGTTGGCGAACCGTAAGATTTTTCAAAAGGTTTGGGTTGACGACTACGACCCAGGCACCTTTGATAAAGAAAAAAAACCTACATCAAAATCCGTAACGAAAAAGGACAAGGCAAAGCGGATGTTGATGGCAATCGACGCTAACTCAGGCGGAAAGCTGGCGGCGAAAGGTGTGATGCCGACCGATATCGACCTCACGTCGTCCTTAACGATGAAGCCCATGGTCATCAAGATTATGGAGTGGCAGCAGACAGACCGCATGACTGGCGCGCTGATCGAGGGCAACTGGGTCGGCGCGGTCGCGCCAAAGAACTCTGAGCGCACCAGCCCAGAAGAACTGGCAAAGCTGCAGGCGTCTCAGGCGAAGGCGTCGGCTGGGCGTGGCCCATCCCGCAAGGAACTGGACGACGAGATTCCTTTTTAAGTTGTAAAAACAGGGGGCGCCTTCGGGCGTCTCCACCTTATCATTATGGATGGATTGAATATGGAACAGAGATCACAAGAATGGTTTGACGCCCGCAAGGGCCGCATCACAGGCTCAATGGTGGGGGCGATCCTCGGCCTTGACCCCAACTGCACCCGCGACGAGGCAATGCGCCGCATGGTGCGTGCCTATCACGGCGCGCCGTCAGAGTTTAAGGGCAACATCGCCACCCAGTGGGGCATTACCCACGAGGACGAGGCGCGTGAGGCGTTTCAGCACGACTTAGGACACCTTGTTAAACCAGCCAGTTTTGTGGTTCATCCCGATCTTCCGTGGATTGGCGCAAGTCCAGACGGCTTAATTGGCGATGGTGCGCTGATTGAAATCAAGTGTCCTTTTGGTTTGCGTAACACAGAAGCCCCAGTTCTATTTAAATCTGTGGAGGAACAGCCGCATTACCACGCACAGATGCAAGTCCAAATGTTTGTTACTGGAAAGCCGCACTGCTTTTTCTGGCAGTGGACGCCGCACGACAGTAAAATTGATTATGTCTATTACGACAGAAGCTGGATTGAAAAAAACCTCCCCAAGCTTAAGGCGTTCTATCAAGAATTTCTGGTCGAGTGCGACGAGCCAGACGCCTACCTTGAAGACAAGCGCGCCACTGTAGACACCCCACGGGCGCTTCAGATGGTGGCCGAGTACAACGATCTTCAGGATGCCATCGCGCGCGCCGAAGATCGCAAAAAGGAACTTTTGGAAAGCATTGTTGAGATGTGCGGCGGTGAGAATGCTGTATTTGGCGGTAAGAAACTGATTAAGGTTGAAAAGGCTGGCGCGATTTCATACGCGAAGGCGATCAAAGAACTTGCCCCAAATGCCAACCTTGAGCCGTGGCGTGGCAAACCGTCCATGTACTGGACCCTGAAATGACACTCCGCCCGTACCAACAGGAATCCCACGACGCCATCATGTCGTGGGTGAAAACCAGTCGTTCCCCATGCTGCATTGAGGCGGCGACAGGTGCGGGCAAGTCCCACATCATCTCCGCCGTGGCTGAATCAATCAACAAGATGTCTGGGGGCAAGCATATCCTGTGCTTGGCCCCATCCGCCGAGTTGGTGGTGCAGAATGCCGACAAGTACAAACTGACAGGTGCCAAGGCGTCCATCTTCAGCGCATCCGCAGGACAGAAAAGCCTACGGTATCCCGTTGTATTCGGGACGCCCGTGACTGTCAGCAACGCCATATCTCGCTTTGGGAACCAATTTGCGGCGGTGATAATAGATGAATGCCACGGGCTGACGCCGACGGTCAAATCCATCATCGACGCCATGCGGGACGCCAACGAGAACCTGCGCGTGATTGGCCTGTCTGCTACGCCATACCGTATGAATACGGGGTATGTGTTCAACAAGTGGCCAGACGGCACGCCTGTGGCCGAGTGGCAAACCAAGGCCCCCTATTTTTCCGCCTGCGTTCACCGCATCAGGGCAACTGAACTGATTGAGGCGGGGTATCTGACGCGGCCATATGTGTCTGAGACGGGCGGTGAAGCCTATGAGACGATGGCAATGGAGATCAACACCACGGGGAAATTCAATGCCTCTGATGTTGACAGGGCATACCACGGGCATGGCCGCAAGACATCCCTGATCGTGGCCGACATCGTCACCCGATCCGCAGACCGCAAGGGCGTGATGATCTTTGCGGCCACCGTGCAGCACGCCCAAGAGGTCATGGCCAGCCTGCCATCTAACTTGTCGGCCTTGGTGACAGGTGAGACGCCAAAGGCAGAGCGTGACCGCATTCTGGCGGCGTTCAAGGCGTACAAGATCAAGTACCTCGTAAACGTTTCGGTCCTCACCACAGGGTTTGACGCGCCGCACGTTGACGTGGTGGCCCTCCTACGCGCCACTGAAAGCGTCGGCCTGCTGCAGCAGATCATAGGCCGTGGCCTGCGCTGGGACGAGGGCAAGAATGACTGCATGATCTTGGACTATGCGCAGAACATCGAGCGCCACTGCCCCGATGGGGACATCTTCAACCCAGAGATCAAGGTTTCCGTTTCGGGCGGTGAAATGTCAGAGTTGAAGGCTGTCTGCCCGTTGTGTGAGGCCGAAAATACGTTTGCGGCGCGGCCAAATTTTGACGGATACCAGATCGACATCCATGGGCATTTTCTCGATCTCGACGGAAACCCCATCGAGACGGAGTGGGGGCCAATGCCAGCGCACTTTGGGCGCCGTTGCCGAGCCACCGTCAACGTGGCGGGAGACGAGGTCCAGTGTCACCACAGATGGACATTCAAGAAATGCGGTGCGTGTGACGCCGAAAATGACATCGCGGCGCGGTATTGCATTGAGTGTAAGGCGGAAATAGTTGACCCCAACGAAAAGCTGGCCGTTGACTTCAAGAATATGAAAAAAGACCCAACACGCCGACAGACCGACAAGGTTGTGGAGTGGAAGGAGCGGGATCACATCTCAAACTCTGGAAAGGCCACGCGCAGGGTTGACGTGGTCACCCCTTATAGGTCATTCTCATTCTGGGTGCTAAAAGAGCCGACGTTCCACAAGGCCAGAATCCAGAAGGCCCTGTTTGACATT